TTGATGCGGCAACAAATCTTGAGATATACGATCTATAGCTTGTGCTGTTGTCGGTAAATCATAAGCACCTATTTGATATAAAACATTTCCAGCTTTTGCTGTATCTAAAATACTCACGACACAATCTGTGCTAATCGGGCGGCTGTGTTAATAGCACCTAAAGCAATATGCAAATGTCCTTTTTCTCTAGCTTCAACTTGTAAGGTTGCACATTGATTTAAAAGCTCTGCAACCATTTGGGGTCTTTCTAAATCAAAATCAGCTTTTAATTTATCTCTGGCTTCAATGAGATAGGCATTACAAGTTGAAGGGGACACCCCCCATTTTTGTTTAGCATATTTCAAGCAATCAGACTTCCTACCACCTTTAGCGATAATCTCTGCAAATTTATTTGCTCTTATTTCTTTTTCGGCTTTTGTAATTTTTGCCATTAAAAAATGAACTTAAGTAAATGTTACACGCAAAAGAGAAAATATGATATTTGTGTAATTTGAGACTCATTTGAGATTTATAGGTGTTCCCACGTTCCCATGTGTTCCCAGAAATGCTTAAAACTTACCTAACCCTATATATACCCCTAATATACCTATTACTATATTTATATATAAAACATAGAGAACATAGAGAACATATATATATAAGATAGTGATAGCAGCGG